CCCGGCCCTAGAGTCGTCTCGCTCGCGGAGCGCAATCAATTTAGAAGCTCCCGGCCGGGCGGATCGCCGGTCAGCTTCGCGCGCTTCGTCGCGATCGCGCGATACGCCGCGGCGGTCCGCGCTTCGCGGATATCCGGACGATCGCAGCCCATGCAATTCCACGCCGGTTGCAGGCGTTCGATTAGCGCGCCCTCGAGACTGCGCGCGATGCTCATCGTCGTCCCGCCAAAAGTGAAGGTCGGGAGGTCCGCCGCTATCGCGAGGACGACCGTCTTTCCCGCGGCGATTGCCGCGCGGATCGCAAGGGCGGCAGCGCCACCGGTCGCGGCTTCGCGGTATTTGTTGGTCCGGTGGAGAAGTCTCCGCGCATGGCCGATATACATGCAGACGCCATCGACGATAAAGGCGTAGCAACCTTCGGTCTCGGGACGCGGCTCGCCGACGATTACCAGACCGCCGGGGCGGCCGGGACGCGGCTCGTATATACCGACCGCGCGGAAGTCGTGGCCGGCTAGGACTTCGGGGATAGTTGCGTTCATTGCTCGATACTCCGTAGGGGGTTTCGCCCTGCTGGGGCTCATCAGCACGGCTTGGCAGCCGTGGACCCGAGGGGGGATCGCTCCCCCCTCTCGGCGCTTCATTCGGTTTCGGTTGCGTTGAAGGCGTCCATACCGGCGCGCGTAATCTCGATCGTCGCGTCGTTGCCGACGCCATCGACGCAGACGAAACCTTTCTGCACGAGCGAGCTAACGGCGCCGCTGAACGTCCGCTTTGACGCGAACGGGTTGGCGCTCCATGTCCAGACCGGCCGATTAACCGCGAGGTCGCCGGAGTCTCCGTCCATGTAATCGCTATCGAGGATTCCCTGGATAGCTTGACGCTCGATCGTTGTTAGCTTGGTGCTCATTTGCTCGATACTCCGTAGGGGTTGGGGGTTGAGGGTTAGGCGGCGATCTCGCGATAGAGTGCCGGGACGTAGACGGTCCAGGCCGCGACGAAGGCGACGATTGCGAAAGTAAACATGGTCTAGGTCTCCTCTCTTGGTTGACGACGTAACTCGATAAGAATGGTATACTCGATCGGCGCTAAGGGAACCAGTAAAATCGTATACCGTTATCATCTTTGAGTGCGATTTATCCGTAGCGTTTGGGACCGGCGTATACTATTATCAGCAAACGAAACGGAGACCACCAATGCCCAAAACCGACACCGAGACTCGTATCCGCAACGCGATCGAGGCGATCCGCTGGCCGGCCGGCCCGGTTTGTCCTCGCTGCGCCTCGAGCGAGGCCGGGACCCTCGCCGCGCATCCCGGGCGCTACCAATGCCGCAAGTGCCGGGCGCAATACCGGGTCACGACCGGGACCGCGCTCGACGGGACGCAAATCGCGCTCTCGCTTTGGGTCCGCGCGATCAAGCTCGTCGCCGAGGACTCGACGATCACCGCGCGCGACATGGCGGCGGCACTCGGCGTCGCCGTCCGCACCGGCTGGCTCGCGCGCGATCGCGCCGAGCGGTTCCTCAAAACGCCGCTGGGGAAGGCGGTCCGCGACCTCCCGACGCCGCGCCGGGCCTAATCCCCTCTCCCGGGCCGGGCGCGCACAATTGTTGCGCTCGCTCCCGGTCGGGGCTATGCAGCCGATCACGCTGCCGAGAGTCCGCGCAGCTTCCACACAATCAGGGGGATGCGTTGCCCGGCTCCGTCGCCGAGCGAGGCGCCGTCGTCCAGCAGGACGGACGGCACTTCGTCGTTTGGGATATCCGGCTTGCCCGCGCCTATGGCGTCCCGATCCGACCGCAGACCGGCCCGCGGCATCGCGCGCATCTCGTCCTGGCGCCGCATGAAGCGCACCGCCTCGGTCTCCGTAGCGTCGTCCATGTCATCGCAACCGAGGACGAAATGACCCGGATTTACCCGGAGGCCCGGCGCGTCGGGACATGCACGACCGCGCAGGTCATCGCGATCGCGACGACGATCCGCCGCGCGGGCGAGGCCCGGGTCGCCGAGGATACGCTCCGGCTATGACCGCGCCGCGGATCGAGTGGCCTGCCGATCAAGTCAAACGGGTCCCGATCGAGAAGCTCCTCCCCTACGCGCGCAACGCGCGAGTGCACAGCGAGGCTCAGATCGCGCAAATCGCCGCCTCAATCCGCGAGTGGGGGTGGACGATGCCGGTCCTCGTCGATGAGGCCGGGACCTTGATCGCCGGACACGGTCGCGTCCTCGCCGCGCGGCAACTCGAGATCGACCGCGTCCCGACGATGACCGCGCGCGGTTGGTCGGAGGCAAAGATCAAGGCCTATCGGATCGCCGATAATCAACTCTCGATGCTCTCCGGCTGGGATGAGCAACTCCTCGGCGTCGAGCTCGGCGAGTTGAAAGGCCTCGGCGCCGACCTCGGCCTAATCGGCTTTCCCGGCGATCGCCTCGAGCGATTGATGGCGGGACCGCAACCGCCGGGCAACTTCGGCGCGTTCGACGAAAATATCCCGATCGAGCACGTCTGCCCGAAATGCGGCTATCGCTGGTCGGGCGGATCGAGCGCGCCGGCCGAGCCGGAGGAGTGCTGATGCGCGATAAGCCGGCGTATTGCATCCCGTCGATGAGCGAGATCGCCGCCTCGCCGCTTAACGGCTTGCGCGTCGCTTCGTTGTTCTCCGGCTGCGGCGGATCGTCGCTCGGCTATCGAATGGCCGGCTTCAAGGTCGTATGGGCGAATGAATTTATCCCGGCCGCGCGCGATACCTACGTCGCCAACTTCCCGACGACGCCGATCGATCCGCGCGATATCCGCGCGATCAACGCCGACGATATTGTCGCCGCGACCGGGATCGCGATCGGCGAGCTCGATATCCTCGACGGCTCGCCGCCGTGCTCGAGCTTCTCGGTGGCAGGTCGGCGGCAGCTTGATTGGGGGAAGGTCAAAACGTATTCCGAGACGCGGCAACGGACCGATGATCTATTCTTTCAATTCGTCCGGTTGCTTACCGCGCTACAGCCGCGCGCTTTCGTCGCCGAGAACGTCGCCGGCTTGATCCGCGGCGTCGGGAAGGGATTTTTCCTCGATATCCTCGCCGCCTTGAAAGGCACCGGCTATCGCGTCGAGGTGCGATTACTCGATGCGCAATGGCTCGGCGTTCCGCAAGTGCGTCAGCGGCTATTCTTTGTCGGCGTCCGGCCCGACCTCGAGGCGCCTCCGGCGTTCCCCTCGCCGCTGCCGTATCGCTATACGCTCCGCGATGCGACGGACGCGACGACCGCGACGATCGAGCCGGAGACGGACATGCGCCGCTTTGAGGTCGGCAAAGAGCTCGACAAGCTCGGCCAGGGCGGACGGTCGGCGCGGTATTTTCAACTGGCCCGCGCGAGCCTCGCCGAGCCGGCGCCGACGATTATCGCCAAGGGCGGCGATCCGAGCATAGCCACGGTCGCGCATCCGACCGAGTGCCGTAAGTTCTCGATCGCCGAGCTTCGCGCGATCTGCGGTTTCCCCGCCGACTTCGTCCTAACCGGGACCTATAGGCAGCAATGGGAACGGCTCGGCCGCGCGGTTCCGCCGCCCATGATGGCGGCGATCGCAAGCGCGATCCGCGATCGCGTCTTGACACACGAAAAGGGCGCGACTTGCGTCGCGCCCTCGCCGCGGGCTGCCGCCTAAGATGACTCAACGGGCGGCGATATACCGGGTAACGCCGTCGTCACCCTTGACCTTGTTCACCTTGAACGGCGCGAGCTTGATCGCCCGCGAGATCGTCCCGGCCGCGCGGACCCATCCGAGCTTGGCGCAAACCTCTGCGGCCGATACGCCGTTCTTACGCTGCATCATGGCGATGATCGTCGCCTTGGCGCCGGTTACTTCGGGCGCCGTCTTTTTAGCCGGTGCCTTCGCCGTCGCCTTCCGGACGCTATCCAATGAAACCACTTTCGCCGGGGCCTTCTTTGCTGCTACTTTTGCCATTGTCGCCTTACTCCTGTTGATGATCGACCGGCGCCGTTCCCGCGGCGCCGGTCTCGTTACTAAGGTGCACCTTTCCGGATTGCCAGTGAAATCGCAGGCCGATGCCTGACGCGTCCGCGGCGCTCTCGATCCCGGTCAATTGGACATTTGAGGACACCGCGATCGCCCGCGGTTTCGACCGCCACGTCCGCGAGCAATTGCCCTGGTATGAGCTCGCGACCGGCGCCGTCGCTCATGTCGGGCGGCACTACATTCCGATCGACGGGCTCGTCTATGACCTCGGCGCGGCGACCGGCAATATCGGCCGCGCCCTCGAGCCGACCTTGATCTCGCGCAACGCTCGATTGATCCCCGTCGAGCCGTCGCCCGAAATGGCTGCGGCCTATGCCGGACCGCAGCGCGAGCATCTCGCGATCGAACGCGCCGAGGCGGTCGTATTTGAGCCGTTCGATCTCGCGATCGCGTTCCTCACGTTGATGTTTGTCGCGCCCGGCCTGCGGCGCGCTCTCCTCGACCGGCTCCTCGCCGCGCAGCGTCCCGGCGGCGCGGTTATCATCTTTGATAAATGCGAGGCCGAGGCCGGCTATCCCGGGACGATATTCTGGCGTTTGGCGCTCGCCGGCAAGCTCGCCTCCGGCGTCGATCCCGCGGAGATCGTCGCTAAGGAATTATCGCTCTCCGGCGTTCAACGTCCGATCGCGCGCGGGTTGCTCCCGCCGCACGCGCTCGAGTTCTTTCGCTTTGGGGAGTTTGCGGGATATCTGATCGAAAGGATCGAGTAATGCCGGACCCTCGATCGGGCGTTCCGCGGATGGTCGCGCGCTTGCAGCTATCATTACATCTTACGGCGGATTTACACAACGGCTTTTACAACGAGACGATATCTCGAGGTCCCGGCGGGGACCGACAATTGACGCCGCCAACTATGAGAGGGAAGCAGCAATGACAACTCGCTCCTATGCGCCGCCCGCGCGCGTGTTTGTCGCGCCGTCAACCACCGCAGCGAGGCCGGCCGCGCCGCCGGCTCCGGTCGTCGCTCGAGCGCCGGTCGCGCCGCAGCCCGCGGTATCCGCGCCGCCGATCCGCCGCGAGCTCGTCGATCCGGACCTCGAGCCACCACCGAGCTTCGATATCAACTCGCCGACGCCGGATCACGACATGGAGCCGCTCGACCCTTCGCTCGAGAGCTCCGGCGAGGCCGAGGTCGAGCGCGTTATCGTCGAGGGCGACGAGGACAGCGTCACGATTACCGCCGAGGACGGCGAGGAGATCGTCTCGGTCGTCGATGACGACGGCGATGTATACGTCGAGGTCGAGGATACCTCCGACGTGTTGCTCTCGGCGCCTGGGGCAGCGCGAGGGGACGCGCCGTGATCCGGCTCGGCCGCGTCACCAAGCAAGCCGATATCGGCGAAGTCGGCGACGATCGCATTACGCGGTTTATTGCGAGCTCGACCCGGGAGGATAGATACGGGGATATTATCGAGCAGAATTGGGACCTCTCCGACTTCCTCCGTAACCCGGTTTTTCTATGGGGGCACGAGAGTTATAATCCGCCGATCGGCTGGGTCCGCGAGTTTACGCCGGCCTCCGACCTTCAAACGACGACCGCGCGCGTCGAGTTCCTCCCCGAAGGCGAGGACGAATTTACCGACAAGCTCTT